CGGACGCCTTCAACTGGCTCGCGGTGTCCCGCAAGAAAATCACAACCACGCCTTCGGGCGCGGCCCGCCGGTCAATGGATGGCTGGTGAAGGAGACAAAAGACCATGAGCACAATCAGCCTGACAGCACCGTACAACGACCGCACCATGAAGGCGCTGGGCGACCTCGTCTTGACCGCGCTCACCGCGGCAAAGGCGGACATCGTTCTGCTTGAGGACAACAGCCGCGCGGTCAAGGGCGCAGACCTCACCGACGCGCCTGCGACCATCACGGTTGCTCAGGGCAAGTGGCGCGTGATGCCTGCCGCGACGCTCAGCGTAACGCGAGCGTTCACACTGTCGACGACCGGCGCTGTGGCTGGTGACCAGATCACGATCACGAGGTTGGATCTCGGCGCGTTCACCATGACGGTGGTCAACGGCGGCGCGGGTGCTGGCACGCTGGCGACGCTTCCGGTGTCCAAGGTGAACTACGTGGTGTGTCAGTTTGACGGCACCAACTGGGCACTTCGTCAGATCGGGACGCAGTAACCCGTGGCTCGTCTCACGAGCGCGCTCGGGGTCCGCCAATGGACCGAGGTGCGTAGCATCGCTGGCGCCATCGCGGCGGACAACACGACGCTCACGGATGCCAACATCCCCACCGCGACCGCGATGGATTGCACCGGCTTTGAGACCGTGATCGTCAAGGTCGAGGTCGCCGCGGGCACTGCCCCGACGATGACCATTGAGGCGCTTTTCCGCGACGCCGACGCGGCCGACGGCCTCCGCTGGACTCGTCGGGTCAACAGCGCTGGCACGGCCTTCACGACCGGCGCTCTACCCGCGAACAGTGAGTGCGAGCTCACTGTCGACGGTTGGGCGAGCGTCTTCTTCCGCGTCACCGCTGTGACCAACAGCGCGAGCACGACGTCGAGCAAGATCATTGTCAGGCCCGGCAAGCGCGCCGCCATCAAGACGCCGAACGCAGTTCTTTTAGACCCCCATGCCGCGCCTCTCTGGCCCCTCACCGGCAGGGCCGAGTCCCGCGCGCGACATGTACGTTGCGCGTGTTGGCTCGGCTCTCACGCCGCGCCGCATCGCATCGATCATGTCGATGGCTGACACCGGCTACGTCGCCCAATGGCACGATCTGCTCAACGAGGTACGCCAGAAGGATGCGGCGCTCCACAGCCTGCTACAGACACGCGAGACGGCCCTTCTGTCTCGAGGTTGGGACGTGGCACCCTTCGTCGCTGCGGGGCTCAAAGAGTCCAAGAAGCGCGACGAGAAGATCGCTGCCTTCTGCAAAGACGCGCTGGCCGGTGCCTGCGGTTTCAACCGCGCGCTGAGCCATCTACTCGACGCAAACTACAAGGGCTTCTCCGTCGTGGAAACGACGTGGAAGAAGCGCTCGGATGGCAAGGTCGTCCCCGTCGAGTTCACCGCGATTCAAGGTCGCCGGTGGTTCGTCGAAGAGACGCAAGACCTCACACTTTACGACGACGGCGTGCGCATCCCGCGCGCCGATGTCATCCGGCAATACCCTGGCCGGTTTCTCTGCCACAAGCCGCGCGTCAACGGTGACCAGCTCGCCCGCGAAGGTCTTGGCCGCTGTCTGATTTGGTACAGCGCCTTCGGGACTTGGGCCTGGCGTGACTGGATGATGTTTGCCGAGCTGTTCGGCAAGCCCAACCGACACGTTGAGTACGACCCTGAGACGTACCAGAGCGACACCGACGAGCAGGTCAAGGCCGCGCTCGATGCGATGTCGTCGAGCGGCTACGCCATCTTCCCCAAAGGCGCACAGCTCAAGACCGAGTGGCCCGCTGGTGGCAAGGGTGGCGCATCGCCAGCCGACACCATCATCGAGAAAGCCGCCGAGTGGATGGCCCTTGCGGTCATCGGGCAGCGCCAGACCATCAGCAAGGTGTCGGGCGGGTTGGGTGGCAACGGAGACGTTCGCGACCTTGTCCGAAAAGACATTCTCAAGGCCGACGACGAAGCGCTTGGCGAGACCATCCGCGAGCAACTCTTCGTGCCGCTGGTCGCAATGAACTTCGGGCCCAAAGCGGCCGCGTCGTTCTTCGGCTTCGACGTTGAAGACCCGAGCGACCTCAACTCCTTCGCCGATGCAATCGGGAAGCTGAAGCTGGCCGACCTCAAGATTCCGACCGCCTACGTCTACGAGACGACGGGCATTCCAAAGCCCATCGGCGACGAGCCCACGTTGGGCTCAGACGCCATCGAAGACGCCGCAGAGGCGCAAGCCTCGGGCGAGGCCGAAGGCGCAGCCGTTGGCACCGCCGAAGGCGCTGTCGAAGCGCCCGCCGAAGCCGCCGACGAAGCCGCCGAGGTACAGACCGATGCAACCAACACAGACTCAGCGGATTGAAACGCCGACGTGCGATCGCTTCATGGCGATCGACGCAGACGCAATCAACCGCGCGTTCGTCGTTTCGAACGATGGCACCGGGAACGCCCTTCAGGGCCGCTATGCCGTCGTTTGCATCTCTGGTCCGCTCATGCAGCGGGCCACATGGTGGGACGGCTACGACGCCATTTGTGAGCGCTTCTGTGAGGCGCTCGCCAACAGCGACGGCGTCCTGCTTCGCATCGATTCACCGGGCGGCATGGTCGCTGGTTGCTTCGAGGCCGTGAAGGCGATGGTCGCAGCCAAGGCCGCGGCGGGTAAGCCCGTCGTTGCCTACGTCGATGAGCAATGCTGCTCAGCGGCCTACGCTCTCGCGACGGTCGCAGACGCGATTGTGCTGCCTCCGAGCGGCGCGATTGGGTCGGTCGGCGTCATCGCGACCGTCTCAGACGTCTCGAAGATGCTCGACCAAGCAGGCGTTCGCGTCGCGGTTGTGACGAGCGGCGCGCGCAAGGCGGACGGCCACCCAGCGGTGCCGATGAGCGCCGAGCAAATCGCTCGGTTGCAATCCGACGTCGACGAGCTCGCCTCGCAGTTCTTCGACCTCGTCGCCGCATCTCGCGGCCTGACGGTGGACGCCGTGTCCAAACTCGAAGCCGGGGTTTTCCTCGGCCAAGCGGGCGTTGCCTCGCGCCTTGCCGACGCTGTTGGCGGCATGAGCGACGCGATGGCCCTTCTCGATTCCAAGGCCCGCAAGGGTTCTCAGACGTTTGCCGCTGTGCGGCCCAAAGGAAACAAGATCATGAATGAATCCCCCGAGGTTCTCATCTCGGTCGGCGACCACACGGCGGCTGTAGAAGCGGCCGTTGCTGGTGCGCTGGCCAAGGCCGCAACCGAGCACGCCGCGGCCATCTCAGCGCTTCAGAGCGCGAGCGTTGGCCTGTCCGCAGACCTCGCCGCGTCGCGTGTCGATCTCGACGCAGCGAAGGCGAAGCTCGCCTCGCTCGACGCCGCACGCATCGCCTCGAAGGTTGACGCGTTGGTCGGGCACAAGGCGGGCATTACGCCTGCTTCGCGTGACAAGTGGCTCGCGCTGGCTTCGGCCAACGAAGAGAGCTTCGACGCAATCGTCGCTGAGATGCCCGCTGGTGTCATCGGCGCGCAAGTTGTGCCCGCTGTCGACGCGCCCCGCGTGTCGGCCAGCGAAGACGCCAACGTCGACCGGATCAACCGGCTGACGGACGAGCGCCAATCGAAAAATCCGGGTGAGCCCCGGCACGTCGCGATGCGCGTCGTGATGTCTGCCAACCCCGAGCTTTGTGCTCGTTCCTGAAAGGCTCACACCATGAGCGTCGAACCCCGTTTTTACACCAGCGAAGAGCTGGAGATGAACTTTGCAACCACGTCTGCCGTTGCAATCGTCAAATACGCAATGGTCGCCTTTGGCGCCGACGATGACACTGTCACCGGCACCAGCGACACCAACCTTTGTATCGGCATCGCAATGGAGACCGTTGCCTCGGCTGATGCTGGCGCGACCAAGCGGATCAAGGTCCGTCTGCTCGGCTCCAAGATCGTCCCGATGATCGGCAACGGCACTGTCACGCGCGGCAAGGTCGCTGTGACGACCGGCACCGCTGGCAAGGTCACCGACACTGGCGCGACGCCTGACTTCCGCACCGTCGTTGGGCGCTTCCTCGTGAGCAACGCCGTCGACGGCAACCACGTCCCTGTGCTCGTCGTCTGAGCTGGGCCAACCCGAACTACTGAAAAGGGAAAACAGCAATGCCCAGCTTCAACGATACGGTTCTGCACACAGACCGGCCGCTTTCGAACTTCGCTCTCGCGTACGAGAACAACGCGCTCATCGGCCTCAAGCTGATGCCCGAGATCCCGGTCGACAAGCCGAGCGACAAGTACTTCATCCGCAACCGTGAGAACGGCATGCAGGTCGGTTCCGGTGGTCTGAAGATCTCCGGTTCGATGGGCGCGGTTGCCCAGCTCGAAGTCAACGCGACCACGTCGACGTTCGCCTGCGAAGACTACGGCCAAATGGGCAGCGTCGCCGTTCGCGATGAGATGTCCACTGACGCGCCTCTCAACGCCAAGCAAGAGGTCGTGATGGACCTCGTGTCCAACCTCCGGCTTGAGCAGGAAGTTCGCATCGCGGCGATCGTCGCGGCGGCTGGCTCCTACGCGACTGCCAACAAGGTCACGCTGACTGGCACTGACCGATGGGACACCTCGACCGGTACGCCGCTCTCGGTGATCGACCAATACAAGGCTCAGATCTGGCGCGCGCCGAACACCAAACTCGTCGCGTTCTGCGACATCGACACGTGGATCGCACTCCGCAAGAACCCCGAGGTGCTCGAGCGCATCAAGGGCGGCGCGACCGCGATGAACGGCGCGTTCGTGGCGCGTTCGGCCTTCGCGAACTACCTCGAAGTCGACGAGTTCGTCGTCGGCGAGGCGTGGAAGGTTTCGACCAACCCCGGCGCCACTGTCGCGGCGACGCGCGTGTGGCCCAAGGCGTTCGGGATCGTTGCCGTTGCGTCTTCGCCCTCTCCGCGAAGCCTGCACTTCGGTTCGAGCTTCTCGTTCCTGCCGATGGAAGTTTCGTCTTGGTTCGACATGGCACCCGGCACGCGTGGCGCGAACTGGTTCAAGTGCGCGCACAGCATCGACGAGAAAGCCGTCGCGTCTGATGCGGGTATGCTCATCACCACCCCGGTGAGCTGATGGCATCGGCGAAGGCTGACAAGGCCGAGGCGCCCTCCGAGGCGCCCGCGGCCAAGGCCGTCTTCGAGGCGCTCACCAACATTCACGCAGATGGCCGGGTGTTCGCGCCGGGCGATTGTGTCGATGTTGGTGGAGTGGCGCTTGCGCAGCTGATTGCGGCTGGCGCGGTCAAGGAACTCTGAAAAATGGCACACTGGACACCGGCGCAACTCTCGCTCGTCATGAGCCCCCGCGCCTACGTCCAGTGTTGCGACGACGACGGAGACGGCACGGCCGATGCCGCTGTTGTCGCCGACTTGCAGGTGCGCAGCGACATGATCGCCAACGCGTACCTGCGGAAGTATTACAGCTGGACACTCGAGGCCGATGCGCCCGAGCTTGCCTACGTGCTGAGCGTGCAAGTGGGCGCAGACATGGCGTACCGTCGCCGCCCTGAGTTCGTTCAGGAAGGCAAGACGCCAGCGTCGGCAGGCTACGAAGAGGCCAAGAAACTGATCGACGATATCGGCAAGGCGAAGGCGCGCGCTGATGATGGATCGGCTGTGCCTACCAACGTGACCGCGGCCTTCCGAACTGGCACCGTCGACAACGACAGCGTGACCACGCGACCGCGGTTCATCGCGGACGACGCGGGCGACTTCTGATGTTCGCTTTCGATCTCAACACAGACGCGCTTGCCGCGGCCGTGGACAGGCTCAAGGCGGAGATCCCTGCCGCCTCTCGCGAAGCCGTGCTTGCGACCGCTCAAGAGTCGTTGGCGCGCATCACCAAGCCGTCATACTGGCAAGGCCGCACCGGCAAGACCGCGAAGTCTTTCTCGGCGCGCGTCACCAGCGACTACGCGTCGACGGTCACGAGCGGCTCACCAGTTGCTGCGTTCCTGAACGACGGCACACGGGCGCACATCATCGCGGCCAAAGGGTCGGGCTTCCTTCGGTTCGTGCAGAACGGTTCGGTGCGCTTTGCGCGTCGTGTCCGGCATCCCGGAACGAAGGCGCTCAACTACGAAGCGACCGAACAGCGCGAGGGCCAAAAAGACCTCGCGGACCACGGTGACGCCGCTCTTCGTCGCGCCGTTGAACGGTCTGGCCTCGGATGACCGCACCTCCCGCAAGATTCAAGATTGGCGGCGTCTGGTTCCCTCTCAGGGGCACCGGCAACGACCAAACGACCACGGGCGTCAGCGTCGTTCGCGACGTCGACCCCGGCTGTTACTACCTGCTTCGGTTCTTCGAGCGAGTCCTGAACTGGGGCATTGCAGACGGCGTGTCCGCTGTGCTCCCGGCGATGGGAGCGGGCGGGCCAGCGCAAGGCCTCGCCGTCCAGGCAACGACCACCGTTGACCCGATGGTGTGGCTCAAGGCCCACACGTGGCGCTTCCCTCTGTTGGCGCTCTACCCGGTCACGGAAGAGCCAGCACGCGACCGCACCGGCACATGGTCGCAAACGACCACAGCCTACAAGCTCGCGTACATCCTGCCGCCGATGACGACGGACCAGGCAGAGCACGGCTTCGCCCTGCTCACCGCGGCGCGTCGCTTGTTGGTGTTGGCAACTGAGCACTTCGGCGCTTCCACAATCGACAGCGGCGGCAACCCGCTTGAAGACGCGGGCGTCAACACTGTGGAGTTCAACCGCGCAGAGTACGGCGTGCTCCAGTCTGGTGAAGGCGCTGCGTCTTACCCGTCTCTCGTCGCTGATGTCGTGGTTCAGTACCGCGAAGAGGCCGACGATGAGCAAGGCGTCGCCTCCGCATACATGCAAGCCGCCATCGATTCGCTCGACGGCGCAGACGTCATTGGCGTCGACACAGCAGCTTTCACAGTTACCGCCCGCAGCGACGTGGGCTGAGGAAAAACACAAATGAAGTTTCCCCAAACGCTCCGCTTGCGCGGCTGCGAAGGCGTCAACGTGCCCGATCTCGCCGCGCTCGACGCTGGCATCTCCCGCTACGTCGGCAAGCCCGGAATCGAGGTGCAAGCGCTCTCGTCGCTCTCCCTCTCGCACTACCGCAAGTGTGTCCAGAAGGGCGAGCTCGCCTGTGCAGACGCGGCCACCGCGGAGCTTCTCGGCGTGCCCTTCGACGCCCCCAAAACGTCCAAGCCCAAGGAGGGCTGATAGATGACTCTCGCACTATCCCTCACGGGGCTCGACGCCTCCAATCCCATCCCCGGTGTCTACGCTGAGGTCCGCTTCGCCCAAGGGCAATCGAGCGGCGACTTCTCCGCGAAGAAGGTCCTGATCATGGGGCCGAAGACCTCGGCCGGTTCGATCACTGTCGACACGCAGGTTGTCGGCCCTCTGAACGACGAAGCCGACGCGATCACCTACTGCGGCACGGGTTCGGTTGCCCACCAGGCAGCGGCGCGCTTCATGTCGCTCAACAAGAGCGCACAGGTGTACGTCATCTGCCCCACGGCGGCGACGGGTACGGCTGCGGTCGAGGTCATCACCTATGTGACCAGCGCGGCAGCAGCGGGAGTTGCTCGCGTCGTGCTGGCAGGCCGCACCATCGAGGCGTCTGTCGCGTCTGGTGACAGCGTAACGGTCATCGCGGCGGCTGTCGCGGCGGCAATCAACAACCAAACAGATCTGCCCGTCACGGCCACGTCGGCGCTCGGCGTTGTGACGTGTACCGCTCGCGTCATGGGTTCCGAGTTCCTGAGCCTCCGCATTCGCGCGCAGATGATCGGAACCGGCATCACCACGACAGTTTCCCCTACGTCAGACATCCAGTTCGGATCGTCCGGTGTTGGTGCCGCTGTCGTCGGCGCTGGTGCCATCTCCTACACCGCTGCTCTCGCGACCATCGCGGGCACCGATTACGACTACATTGTCCCGTGCGTTCAACTCGACGCGCCGCTCGACGCGCTGATGGCGCAGGTCAACACGCTCGCCGAGCCGTCGACGGGCTTCCGTCAGAAGGTGGTTGTGGGAACGTGTCTCACGCCATCGGCCGCGACCACGCTGGCCCTCAGCCAGAACCAGGCTCGCGAGCGCATCTGCAACAGCGAAGAGAACCCCGAGCCGTGCTGGCTCGTTGGCGCGACGTGCGCCGCTGTGATGAGCAAGAACGAAGTCTCAGACCCGGCCTTCAACTTCGACAGCTTCGGCACGAAGACCGGCCAGGCGTTCCCGCTTCAGCGGCCCTACAACGACTCGGCGATCCCGACCACGACTGAGATTAAGTCGATGCTCAACAACGGCATCACGGCCATCGGCGTGAGTCAGGGTGGTCAGCCGTACATCGTGCGGTCTGTCACGAGCTACCACAAGAACGGCGCGAACTTCGACTACCGCGTGCGCGATTCGTCTGTGGTGACCGTCGCCGACGCGCACACGGACAACCTCGTCGCGTCGCTGGCGTCGTCGCCTTGGACTAAGATCACGACCGACCCGGCGAACCCCAGCAAGCAACCGCGCGCTGAGTTCGCGACGCCCAACCGCGTCAAGGCCGCGGTCGAGTCCGAGGTCAACTCGAGCGTCGATCGCGGCTGGCTCGACCCCGGCAAGCTCGACACGATGATCGCCGCCATCCAGTGCGGCGCGGACCCGACTGTCACCAGCCGGATGAACATCTCCAACCCGATCTACTCGGCCGTGATGCTTCACCAGCACGCACTGCTTGTGAAGGAGTCCAGCGCTTCGGCGTGAAGGGAACACCATGGCAAACCAACTTTACGAGAACGCTGGCGCTCTGTTTCTGAACAAGAACGCGCTGGCAGAGATCGAATCGTTCGACGTCGACCACGACGCGAAGAACAGCGAGATCATCACGGCCAAAGGCTTCGCGGGCATCTCGCCTGGCGCGGCCATGACCAAGATGACCATCAAGTCTGCAATCCCCCGAAGCGGTATCGAGTTCGCGTACATCGACAAGCTGCTCGACAACGAAGAGGTCGAGGTCGTGTACTTCCGCGGCGGCAAAAAGGTGACCTGCAAGGGCTACCTGATGACCGCCAAAGAGTCGTTGTCGATGGCCAACCCGGCAAGCTTCGAGGCCACCTTCGTCGGTGTGCCAGTCACCGAGTCGACGTTGTGACAAACCCGCTCGCGAGGCAGGGGGGAGGAAACGCCCCACCGCGCGACGTTCCACCCTCCGAGCTGGTTCGGAGACTCATAGACCGAGGGCGCCCCCAAAGCGCCCTGGTCGACTACCCGCGCTTCGACGAGGCGGGGAAAGTTGTGTGTCAAGTGCGCCTGCGGGCGCTGACAGAAGGCGAGCTTGAAAGCGCTCTCGCAAACGCGAGACGTGAGACAGCCCGCCTTTTGGCGTCCATAGGTGACGAGGCTTTGCCTTGGCGTCCCGAGGAGCTCGAGCACAACACGCGCTGTGCTGAGATCTTGGCGGTTGCTTGTCGCCATCCTGAACCGGGAGAGAACGGCCAAGACCGCCCGTTCTTCGAGCACGGGATCCTTGAGGTGCGGCAGTACTGCACACCGCAGGAGTTGGGTGTGCTGTTGAACGCTTACGCGTCGATGGTGGACCGCACTCATCCGAATCTTTCGGACCTCTCAGAGTCTGAGTTGCGCGCGTGGGTTGATGTGATCGCGTCGGGGGTCGGCGAGTTCCCTTTCGCGTACTTCTCGCGCGGGCAGCTGGAGACCCTGTGCGAGTTCTGCGCGAAGTCTATGGCCGAACAGGCCCGGCTTACGACTGGCCAAGCACCGACTTTATCCTTGTGCTCGGGACCATGAAGGCCGTGCGCAAGATGTTTCCAAACGACTGACCTAGACCATGGCCGCAACCGTCAAGATCGACTTTCGGATCGGTGATCCGTCCGCGGTCGCTCGGTCGCTCCGTGGCATCGTCGCCGAGGCCAAGAAGGCCGCGAAGGAAGGCGCAGCGGCTGGCCTTGCGGAAGAGCGCAGGGCGGCACAGGCGAGCATGGCGTTGGCCAAGCAAGCGACCGCGGCGAAGATTGCGGCGGCGAAGGCGGCTGCGGGCGCTGTGAAGGATGCGGCGAAGCAAGCGACGGCGGCGACAGCTGCCGAGGCGAAGGCACAGGTCGCAATCGAAAAGGCGGCGTCGCGCGAGCGGTCGGCGCTCATTGCCAAAGAGGGCCGAGAGAGGGCCAGCGCACAGCGGCGCGCGGCTTCCGAGGCGTCCAAGATCGACCGCGCGCACGGTGGCGCGGCGATGGGCCGTGCTGGAGTCGAGGGCGCCGGTAGCGGTGTCCGTCGCGTTCTTGGTGCCGGGGCGGTTGTCGGGGGCATTGTGGGCGGCGCAGTGGGCACGGCTGGAATCATCGAGGCCGTGAAGGGTCGCATTGACCTCGACTCGAAGGCGGCGACCCTCGCGGCCGACGTGCACGAGAAGGGCGCGGCCTTCATGGACACCGGCGCGATCGTCAAGCAGGCGCAGGGCGTCGCCGGAAAGACTGGCATCAGCGCCGGGAGTGTCATCGACGCGATGGGCGTCGCGGCCGGTTCTGGCGGCGGCAAAGCGGGCCTTGATGCGTTCCTCGGGAGCCTTGAGGAAGTGTCTCAGCTCAGCGTCGCGACCGGCGCAAAGATGGAAGATTGGGCGCTCATCTCTGCGGAGATGACGAACAACGGGATCACCGACTCCAAGAAGCAAATGGAGATCATGCGGTCGATCGCCGCTGCTGGCAAAAAGGGCAACATCAATAGCCGCGACATGGCCGCTGGTGTTGGTGCCGTCATGGGCGCGAACCAGGCCGGGAGTTTCGAGGGCAGTGGCGAGCACCGGGCGCGCCAAGCGTCGGCGTACATCCAGCTTGCGAGAGCGGGCGGCGCAAAGAACGCAGACGACGCAGTCACGGCGGCGCGCAACCTCTACAACGACCTCGGCTCTCACGAGGCAGTGATCAAGAAGATGGGTGTGAAGACCACCCGCAAGAACGCCAAGGGCGAGGTCGAGCGCATCGACGCGACCGAGCAGATGGCGGACATCTTCAACAAGACCAACGGAGACGTCACCAAGATCGATCCGGCCTTCGGCATGCAATCGCAAGCACTGTTTGGCAAGATGCTGAACGAGTGGAAGTCGGGCGGCGGCAAGAAGGGCGGCGCCGAGGCCATGAAGAAGATGGTTTCGGGCTTCGAGGAAACGTCGATGACGCAGGCCGAGGTCCAGCAAGAAGCCGCCACCATCATGGACACCGCGTCGAAAAAGATCGCGGTTTCAATGGAACAGTTCAGCGCCAAGATGAGCGACGAGCTGATGCCTGTGTTGGCGAAGGCCATCCCAGAGTTTGCGAAGCTGTCGGAAGCCATCATCAGCGTGACGAAGTTCGCGACCGAGTCACCCAAGACCGCGGCGGCTTCAATCCTTGCGCTCGGCGCGGCGGCTGGTGGCGCGCAAGCGCTCATCGGTCGGCTCGGCTCGGGGTTGCTCGACAGCATCTTCAAAACCGCGACCGCCACGGTCAACGCTGGCGTCGTCAATGTGAATGGCGGCGCACCGGGCGGTGTTGGTGGGGCGGGCGGCAAGGCTGGCATGATTGGCGGCGTCGCACTCGCCGCGGTGGCCGGTGTCGCCGCTGGGGCTGTCGCCGCTGGACAGTACGAGAAAGAACTTGACGGACTGCGCGACGGTAAAACCGCGATGGCATCCGAGGCGATCAACCTTTCACAGAAGTTCGGCAACGGCACCGCAACAGCCGAAGACCGCAAGCGGGCCGACGCTCTCAAGGTGCAGATGATGGAAAGCACCGGCGCAGACCCGGCACTCGACGGACTCACGGCTGGCTTTCGCGGCACGTACAACTCGCTTTCAAAGGGCCAGCTTCCTTCGGCTGGTGACGCGCTGTCCATGCTTCCACCGGTCGCGATGGCCCGCGGAATCTTCCAGGGCGTCAACGGTGCCCAAGAGGCATCGCAAGACAACCCCGCGTTGCTGGACGCTCTCGGCAGACTCGACGCTGCGATGGCCAAGCCGACCAAGATGGACATGGCGGGCCAAGTGATGAACGTCATCGTCACCAACGCGGCCGACATCCGCGGCGCACCGGGTCAAGGCCCAGCGGCGCAACTTCCTCCGGGCGGCTGACATGGCATCCAAGATCAACGTCGCGCGGAACCTGCTCATCCCAGCGTTTCGCGGAATCGAGTTCGTCCCGACCAATTGGGACTTCTCGTTTGACCAAGGCCACGCGGCGCACCTGTACCCCGATCGTGACGCGGGCTTCATCGAGGGTACCGGGCGCAACCCTTCCAAGCACCAGTTCACGGCGCTCTTCCGCAACGGCATCGCGGGCGAGAAAGACGTTCTCTTCCCGACCCGCTGGCAGAAGTTCATCGCCGCGTGTGCCGACCGCACAACGGGCGTTCTCAATCACCCCACGCTGGGGAACCTCAAGGTCAAGTGTGTCTCGTGCTCGACCAAGTGGGACCCCAACAGGCGCGACGGCGTCGACGTCGAGGTCTCGTTCGTGGAGACCAGCGACGAAGAAGAGTCGAACGAGATCTTCAACAAGGCTTCGCCGATGGCTGCGGCATTGGCTGGCGCTGCCGACCTCGACGCCGCGTGCGCCGACGTCTCACCCGTGCCGACGTACCCCGAGAGCCTCAGCCCTTCGGCCCTTGAATCGATGAAGGCCCTCTCGGGCAGCGTCGACCAGTTCAAGCGCGGGATAGGCAACGTGGGCGCAGCAATCGATACCGCCATCGGTGGCTTCGAGCAGTTCGCCGACACGCTCACCAGCGTTGGCGAGCTTGGCTCAGATCCGAACGTGGCGAAGGCGCTTCGCTCGCTCTCGCGGTGCTCCGATGCGCTCCTGAACCTGTCGCTGACGGTCACGAGCAAGGGCAAGCCGATCACCCAAGCCGTCACGCAGAACGACGCGGCGGCAGACACCGTCGCCAGCTTCTTCGGGATGGGCCTCGACGACTTCCTTCGCCTGAACCCGCGCGCCGCCAGCAAGCCGCGCATCGCCCGCAACACGACCGTTTTTATCTTCGCGTGACCGCTCCCGAGCTCGACAAGGTGACATTGGTCACCGCGCTCGCCGGTCGAGAGTTTTCGGCGTGGACGTCGATGGAACTGAGCGACGACTTCCTGACGCCGTGTCAGACGGTCAAGCTCGACGTCGGCGCGGATGAAACGCGCTTCGACCTCGTTCGCGAACTGCGGCACGGTGATGGCTTCGTCGTGTACGTGAACGACCAACCGCAGTGCTCGGGCTTCATCGACCGCGTGTCGGTTTCCTACGACGGGCACAGCGGCACCAAGATCAGCGTCGCCGGTTCCGATGGCCTCTCGCGCATGGTCCGCGGCAACGTGGATCCGCGGATGCAAGTCGGCGACAAGATGACGGTCGAGCAGTTGGTCGAGAAGGTTTGCAAAGAGCAGTTCGGCTACGACTACGCCATCTTCGACAGCTTCAACGCTGGGCGCGAGTTGTGCGTCGGCAAGGCGATCAAGACCAAGACCACGAAGCGCCGCAAGAAGCTGACAGACAAGCTCGAGAACATCCGACCCCACGACAACGAGGGCGCGTTTGGGTACCTGATGCGCATCCTTCACCGTGTCGGGCTTCACATGTGGTTTCAGCCTGACGGCAAAGGCGTTGTGTTGAGCGGCCCCGAGTATGAGCAGTCGCCGAGTTACGACTTGGTGAACCGCATCACGGGTGACCGCTCGGCAAACAACATCCTGAGCGCCGAAAGCACGGTCGACGTGACCGGCGTGCCGTCTCACGTTTGGGTTCGCGGCAAGGACGGCAAGCCTGGTCCGAAGTCCAAGATGATCGGCTTCTACGACAACAGCCCCAACACTTCGGGAAACTTCGTGCCGTTCTACGCGAAAGACGACGAGTCGAGCAGCAAAGAGCACTGCGACAGCGTGGCGGCGTACATCGTCGGCAAGGCGATGAAAGACTTCCTGACCTACTCGTGCAAAACGCGCGGCTTTTCCAACGCGTCGACGGGTGCGATCTACAACGTCGACACCGTGGTCAAGCTTGACGACGAGCGCGCGGGCGTCGGTGGCCCGATGTGGGTCGAGTCGCGCACGCTCCGCAAAGACCGGGGCAGCGGCACAACAACCGATCTGAAGCTTCTCCCGGCCAACGCGCTGATTCTCGAGTACCTATTGACCGAGTCGCCACCCACTCCGATCGAAGACTACAAGAAAGCGCTTCAGTCTGTGCAGAAGTACGACGGCCAACCCGCACCAAGCGAGGCCGCGTACATCTCCAACTGGATCAACCCCGAGAGCGCGAAGGGCAACTGATGGGCGCGCGCAACATCGGCAGCGTGTTCGATTTCTCCGACGTGTTCGCCTCCGTTTGGGGCGACGCTGACACCGGCGGCAAGACCGAGACGGTCACCGTGTCGCTTCGCGAGGTCGGCGAGCCTGACGGCGCAGACGCCACCAAGGCGCCCGTTTGGGGCATGGGCTGCGTTGCCTATCGTCCCGCGCCTCCGAGCGCCGCTGGCAAGTGTCAGGCGCTCACAATCGACATCGGCGGACAGGCCCACGTCATCGCGACGCAAGACCCGCGAATCAACAAGGCGATCGGCGCGCTGAACGAGGGCGATGCGGCCTTCGCTGCCCCGACCGGAAACGCCGCGCTTCGGGCCAATGCTGACGGATCGATCGCGATGCTTCACCAGGGCGCGAGCGCCGACAGCGGCATCGGGATCAACAAGGACGGCACGATCTCCCTCTTCACCCCTGACTGTATCCTGACGCTCGGGCCCGATGGCCTGACGTTCACGACCAAGGGCGGCGAGCAGATGGTCCTTGGTGAGAAGGTGTTTCAGGTCGTGGCGCAACAGGGCTTCGTGCGCTGTGGCGTCGTTGGCCTTGGCACAACCGCTGCGGTCCCGCTGACGTTTGCCCCGGCATCTGGCGTCGTGAAACCCGCCCCGAATATCCTCGTCTGATGGCGACGCGCTGCCGCATCCCAGGCATTGGCCTGCCCTCGTTGCCATCGATTGCGCTGCCCCCGAAGCTGCCCGGTTTCAAGCTTCCGTTGCTGCCGTCGTTCTCGTTGCGACTGCCTGGCATCGCCCTGCCGAGCCTGCCTTCGATCTCGCTCCCTCCGAAGCTTCCGGGCTTCAAGCTGCCGTCGTTGCCGAGCTTCAGCCTGCGCATCCCCGGCGTCGGCCTGCCCTCGCTCCCGAGCATCAGCCTTCCGCCCAAGCTTCCCGGTTTCAAACTTCCGTCGTTGCCCGCCTGCCCTCTCGACCTGATCTGAATGCCCTACACGCAAGGTGCTGGAAACATGCCCGCGGGCCTTGGCTCGGCTGGCCTCGGCACGCCTGTCGGCCTCCCTGTGCCCGGTGGCGCAGGGTATCAGCAGAGCGTTGACGTTGTCGCCGCCGAGTCGATTGACCCGGTGACGCGCGACTACGCACTCGACGACGAGGGCAAACACTACGCGATCACAGCGACCGAGCAACGCGTGCTGTTGGCTCTGTCGCAGCCGTTCGGGTCGCTCCCTTGGGATGCGACGTTCGGCGACCGTACACTCAACCTGACCAAACTCCCGGCCAACGCGATCGACACCGTGCGACGCCACACAGAGAACGCGCTCGCGCACCTGACGAGCACGGGCGCAATCGAGCTCCTGGGCGTCGTCATCGAGACCGACCCGCGCGGCACGCTGCTCCGTGCGGTCGATTGGGTCGACGTCAGCTCGCGCGTCACACGCAACACGAAGGCGCCCCTACAATGACGATCACCACGAGCGAATATCCGACGATCGCAAGCGTCGCTGAAGACGGGCTGAGGTTCCACAGGCGTCACCTCGTCGCCAACGGCTACCCCGCCTCGGATGCCATCGCCGCAACCTCGAAGGGCTCGAACCGCTGGGCAACGTGCAACATGGTTGCCGGTGCCATGGGCATCTTGTTCGCCAACAACCGCGCGGGCGAAGACGCCACGATGCCGGACACCGCGACGGGCGACGACCTCGCTCGGCTGTGCGCGACGTTTGGCGTTGAGAAGTCCAGCGGCGCGGGCGCTACGGGCAACATCGTCGTGTCTTGCACCGGCACCGTCACCTACGCGACGGGCCAGGAACTGACGAGCGACAAGACCGGCAAGCGCTACCGCGTCGTGTCTGCGACCGTGGCGAGCAACGGCCAGAACATCGTCGTGATCGGCGTCGACCTCGGCGAGAGCACGAACCTCGACGCGGGCGAGATCATGTCTTGGACGTCGCCGCCTTCGGGCAGCGCTGCGACGTGCGTTGTCGGAGCGGGCGGGCTTCAGTTTGGCAAGAACGCCGACACCGACTCGAGCCTTCGCCGGAAGCTGCTCGACCGACTGCGCAACCCGCAGAACGGCGGAAGCTGGGCGCATGTCAAGCGGTGGGTCGAGGACTCTACGCGCTCAGTTCAGGCGGCGTACGTCTACCCCTGCGCGCAAGGACCGGCCACGATGCACGCGGCCTACACGGTCGAGGGCAACCGAGCCAACGACTACGCGCGCGAGGGTTCCACGGCGCTGACGACCGTGGTGGTCACCAAGCTTTTGCTTGAGGCGCCCGAGTTCTCGGATGCGGTTGTGACCGTCGCGGCCGAGGAAGATCTCAGCGTGTCGATCAAGGCAACGCTCCCGCTCCCGCTGTCGAGCGGTGGGCAGGGTGGCGGGTGGATCAATGACTCGGCAGACCGCTGGCCGCTGTGCCTCGCTGGCGGCGCGACCGTCGTGACCACGGTGGTCAACGCGTCGACCTTCACGATCAACAGCACGACGACGCTGCCGACCGCTGGCAAGACCATCATTCACATCTTCGACAGCGATGCCCGCAAGGTGCGAACGGCTCGCGTCGTGTCCTACACCTCGACAGGCGGCGGACCCTACAACGTGACGGTGAAGCTCGACGCGGCCTTCGACGGCATCATCGCGGGCGACTACGTCAGCCCTGGTCTCGAGCGCGGCGACAGTTACAGCGACACTTTCCAATCCCTGATCGCGAGGCTTGCCCCGGGCGAGAAGACCTCGGACGCGGTTGTGCTGCCTCGAGCGTACCGTCACCCGCGCACGATCGACGGCTACCCCAGCGGCATCACGATCGACCTAGTCTCGGCGATGCACGACGCGCACAGCGAGATTGTATCTCCGAGCTTCTTCGCCCTGAACGGGTCGACTGCCTACACGTTGCCTCTTGAACCGACCGTCCCCGCGGCTGTCACCTCGCCCCCCAACATCTGGCGCGTCTTGCGCTTCGCGATCTATCCCGCATGACCACACCGCTTCTACCTGACACCGCAGGCGCTTCCACCTTCGGCGGCAACGAGTTCGTCGACGAAGACGCGGTTGTTGACGCGGAGACCGAGGTCTCGGCGACGTACTTCAACCGCATGACGTCGCAGATCGCGGCGATGTCGTACACCGCTATCCGCGCGTGGTGTCGTGTCACCGTCTCGGGCACAACGCCAACGGTAGCGGCGCATGGCGCGGTTTGGGGCGACGCGCCTGCGGTCGAGCCCGTGGCGGCTCGCACGGGCGCTGGCGTCTACACGCTCACGTGGCCCACGGCGGTCGACGACCTGCAAGCGGTCGCCGAGTCGCACTCGACGAACATCCGATGCGTTCTGGGCTACAGCGTCAACGCCGCTGCGGCGTCTGATGTGCGTTGGGCGTACACGAGTGCCAACGTGTTGACCGCAACGTTCCACAACAACGCAGGCGCCGCGACGGACCCGACCGACTTCTCGGTGAGCTGGGCGTGAGCAGTTTCGGCTGGCGCGCGCCGATGCCGTTCAAGCTCGGCGGCGGTCGCTCCGAGACTGTCCGCGCGATGAGCGATGTCGTTACCAACGGACGCCCGCTCGTGCTCCAAGACGGCGGCGACGGCACCGAGGTCCAAGCCGAGAACCGGACGATCGCGCGAATGCTCGCGGTCGGCTGGCGCGACTCCGAGCGGCGACGACTGCAAGGCGACCCGATGAAGATCTCGGCTGAGGTGCGCCCGGTCAAGGACCCTGAAACGGGCGAGGTGGTCGCGCTTTCGATGCTCGAACGGTGGGAGAAAATACTAGGGCTTCGCGCCTGGGATCGCGATGCTTTGGTAGATCGTAGGCGCGCCGTAGCCGCTCGACTTCGAGGGTACACTAGTAACACCGTCGCAACGATCAACGGTGCGATGGGCGCCGTCTTCGGGCCGTGGTTCCTGTCGGTCGAAGAACGCGATATCTCCGAGGTCGACTACCCCGGCAAAGCTCCGCCTGGTTCGGTGCTGGCGTCATGGGCCACCGGCGCCTACACGTTCACGGCCGACTACCCCGGCACGTACAACGCGACCTACCCCTTCTCGTCGGGTCTCGCGCGCATCACTGTCAACTTCGTCCCGCCGCAGAACACCGACCAAAGCGACGTAGACGCGAAGGCATCGAAGGCGCTCGAAACGCTCGACGCAATCCTCCCGGCTTGGATGTCGGCGACCACCTCACAGTGGGCAACCGACCAGACAACGGGCGGTTTCCTCGCTGACATTTCCCTCATCGGCCTGACCGCGATCTGACATGGCAAATTCATCCGCTTGGACACCCGACAAGAACACGGGCGAGCGCGTCACCGCGGCCGAGTTCAACGCCCTAAACGACGGGCAGGTTGCCGCGATCACGCGCGGCGGCACAACGTCTCTGACGAGTGACGTCACTCTTACCGGTTACCGGCTGTTGCTCGATGATACAGGGTCGTTTGGGTACAGTACAACGCAGTCGTTCAAGCGCGTGCAGAACTGCACGTGCAAGTCGCTCACCGGGTTCGCCTGGAATGGCGGCGCGAACATGTACGGGCAGACCGTCACTGGCGGCGCGCTGTGCATCCCGCTCGATAACTTGCCAGACGGCGCGATCCTGACTGCCGTGTCCGTGATCTTCATGGGCAACGTGCCCGCGATCGGGCCTGGTTTCGCTGGCTTGCCTGGCACAATGCCGGGATTCTACGTCTACAAGACGAGTGCGACCGCTGGCACGATCACGAGCCTCGGAAACACGACCGACGCAACGGCTGTGCTCGCCACGTTCAACGCGGCGCACACCGTGACCAAGTCGGGCTTGGCCGAGGCGATCAACCACGGCGCCTATCACTCATACAACGTCGACATCGCAGGCGCTGGCGGCGCGAACTACGTCAACGGGCTCGGCGTGCTGTCTGTTTACTGCACGTTCGACGCGCAGACCGTGAAACCCTAAATGGCTCTCACGATCAACACCTCGCCCAACGTCGGCGCCGTCGCCACGAAGGTCGAGATCACGATCACCGGCACGCCGACAGCGGTGCAGACCGCGACCATCACGCCTGCGTTGCGGTTCTACATCCGCACCGGGCCCGCAACGTCCAAGCTGCCCACGCTCGACCAGTATGACGAGCTGCAACAGTACCGTGCTGGCACGCTGTCGGCCTACGGCGGCACGCTCGACACCAACACGACCCGCGAGAGCCTGCGACTCGACGCGACGGCGCGCGGGGCATCGTTCGAGCCTGACGTTCCCGGTCTATACACGCTCGAGGTCTACGACGTCAGCGACTACAAGTTCCTCCCGCGCTTCGGTGGCAACATCCCCGCGGCGGGCGAGCTCGCCGAGACCGACAACGAAGAAGCGGCCCTGCCTGCCTACGCTGGCGGCATCGGCCAAGCGCCGACCGACACCGCGACGTTCTACGTCTACGAAGAGAAGTCGCGCGTGTTTGGCGTCGCGCCGCACACAGCGACGCTCACGATCCGCACGTACGGCGACACGATGCACCTGCTCGACCCCGAGCGCATCAAGCTGGTTCCGGCGGGCACGCCGCTGGCCAAGATGGCCGCGTCGAGTCGCGATGTGGCGCGGGTGTTGGCGGACTGGAAGAAGACGTCGGCGAATCTGTACGAGGCGACGGTCGCAAGGCTTGACGCCACGACTACCTACGCGGACGGCAACGCCCTTTCGATCGTCTCGGCCGCTTGGCACAACCACGTCCAGACGTCGGCAGGCTACGCCCTCCACGGCGCCGCCGATGGTGTCAACACCGTTGCTGGCTCAGCCGTTGATCTTGCATCTGCGATCATCCGACTGAACAACCTTCGCACTGCATTCAACGCCCATGTCATCTTGACCGCTGGCGCCGTTCACGGCGCGGCCGATGGAGGTTCCGTGGTCGCGACCGCCGCTTGCTCGACGCTTCAGACGGCGCTCGACCTGTGGCGCGACATCCGGCTCGCTCTCAGCGGGCACGGAGACAACCCTACGGCGCACGTTCCCGGCATCGGCGTTGCCGCGATCGATGGCGACCTGATGCCGTGGACCGAGCCGCCGCAGAATCTTGCCGAGCTGCTGACGCAGACGGAAGATCTCGTAACGCTCTACAACACTCACCGAATCAAGACGGCATTCGCCGCACCGCACGCCGCGGCCGATGCGAGCAACGATGTGGTTTCTTCCGGCATCGACTGGACGAACATCAGCAAGGAAGCGGCGTATGCGATCATCAACCAGATCGCCGACGCGCTCGAACGTCACTCGAAGAACCTCGACGTGAACAGCGTCGCCACGACCGTCTACCACACGACCCCCGACAAGAGCGTCAAGGTCGCGACGCGAGCAAGCGACGACGCCTCGGCGGCTAACACGCTGGAGCTTCTGATCGTGCAGATGGAACGCCACTTCGCGAGCACGACCGCGCACGGCGCAAAGACGTTCGGCCTTTACTCTCCGATGCGAACCACCAACGGGATCGCCCTCTCGCTGGCTCCGCGCCTCTCGCGGGCCTGGTACTACGCGACCGCGGCTGCGGCGCCGCTCGTGCCCGCGAACGTCAACTCAGACGCGACGTACCTCGGCGGCTACGGCTGGACGTTACGGCTTGCAGCACGCGGTGCCGTCGCTGTTGAACGGCTTGCGGCACGCGCCGCCGTCGTCGGCGTGAGACAGCACCGCCGTTTCGCCAGCGATGTAGATGCAGACGAAGAACGGATCGCCGCACGGGTTCAGCTTGCACCCGCTGCCGCTGATGTTGGCGTCACGGTAAGGCGCCCAGTTCCCCCACTGATGCCACCCACCGCAGTTGACCCCGTGGACGCACGGAACGGCGCCACCCTGGCCCGCTCCCGCAGCCCCGGCGCTCGGCATCCCAGCCGACCCCGCGCCACCTTGCCCCGCGCCCGCCTGACCGGCCCCTGACGCGCCGGACGGGCCACCGCTAGCCCCGGCGCTACCGGCCCCGCCTTGGCCCGCTGGCGAGCCAGCAACGCCCGCGCTTCCCGCGCCACCGACCGACCCCGCCGCACCGGCCATGCCCGCGGCGGATTGACCCGCGCCTGACGCGCCCGATGCGCCAGCCACCGCAGGCGACCCGGCAGCGGCCTTACCGCCTTGTCCCGCGGTCGACGCCCCTGCCGAGCCCGCAGCGCCCGCAGCGCCCGCCGTGGCGCCGACGTCGGCCCGTTCCGGTGTCTCGGGTGACGAGCAGGCAACGGCAAACAAGGCGGCGAAGAGAAGGCGCATTCGCCAAGCGTCGCAACGATTCCGCGATTCCGCAAGACCGAGCCCGAAAACATGAGCGCTTCAGCAGATTTCCAGCTGTCCAGTGATGGCGGCAGCAACTACCAGGCGAGCAACGCATCGCTCGCCGACTCGCTCTTGCTCGCGTACGCCTCCACGGGCAACTACTCGATCAAGGCTCGGCTGACGTCGACGGCTGACGTGGTCGCTGTCGGATGGTCGATCACGACCGCCGACGATGAGCACCTCGCGTCGTTGCCTGCGGTCACGTCGAACGCCGACAAGACGTGCGACTTCTTGGCACCGAAGACCGGTGGCGCGTGGATCCTGAAAGCCACCGTCACGGACGGCAGCGGGACCATTCGAACGAACACGCTAGCGGTCAAGGTCGCGCCAATCACGAACAACGAACTGATCGCGGCGGGCGAAGGCACAGAGACGGGCTCGGCAGGATGGATTCGATGCTTCAACGACCTCGCGCGCGCGGTATCAGCGGGCGGCGCTCGACAGCCTGCCACCGACGCCAACACGCTGATCCACTTCCCGCTGACCGACGCAGCTGGCACCACGTCGATCGCCAACGCTGGCACGGGCTCAGCCTTCACGCTCGACAAGACCGGCACCGCAACGTTCGGCGTGCCCACGCCGACGGGCGACGGTTTGCTCGTCGTCGGCGCGTCGTACTTCGACAACAGCAGCGGTTCGGCGCTGACGTACCAGCCTGCGACGACGGCGATGACGGTGTCGTGTTGGGTCGAGTTTCCGAACCCAAACTCGGTGGCGACGTCGTCGACGCTGTGGTCGAAGCCCAACGGCGCGAGTGACGCAACGTTTGCGATCCTCGTCGATACCAGCGGCGCGAGCCGCGTGTTCCTGGTCAAGTGCAAGGTCGCGACGACAGGCGTTGTGACCAGCGACCCGTTTGGGTACGCCACACCAGGGCGCCGCTACTACCTCGTCGCGACCTTCGATGGCGCGAACATGAAGACGTACATCAACGGCATCTTGGCCGGGTCGAAGGCGGCCGTCGGTGCGATGTCGTGGGACAACGCCAAGAGCTTCACGGTTGGCTGTCTCGGCACGGCGGACACGTACGTGCTGAGCGACTGCCGACTCGACAACGCGACTTTGACGCTCGCGCAAATCAAGGCCGACTACACGATGGGAGCCTTCGGTCGATGACGTGGCAGATCTTCGCCGACGGCAAGCTGGTCGCCCGCGGGCTCTCGCTCAGCGCCGCGGTCAAGCGCGACGTCGCGACCTACGCGCTCGCGGGCATCGCCACCGTCGCGACGCCGAAGCGCGAGGCCCACTACGAGCTCCACGACGACGGCGTTCGCATCTGCGGCGGGCCGGCGCGGTGTGAGCGTTGGGGGTCGGAGTTGCTGATCAACGGCGCCGGCTGGCGCTTGGAGGCTGGACGATGACGGACGGACACGCGAGCGCGAACGGCGGATTGCACCACGACGACCGCGACATGCCATCGCCGCCGCTCCTCACCACGATCGACGACGTCGCCGCGGCCGTCGGCGCGCTGGCCTCGGACACCCGCGATCAGTACCTCGTGATCGGCGAGCGCTTGCAGGCGCTGCACGACCGCGGAGGCGAGCACGAGAAGGCGTCGATCCGACGCAACGACGCCGTGCTGAAAGCCGTGCAGACCCAAGCCGACGCAACGCTTGCGGTCGCCGCCGAACTGTCCGCGATGGGCCGCCACGTGGAGCGATTGGCAGCGAAGGCGGATGTCGCCGCGCTCGGTGCGCAGGTCGGCAGGCAGGCGCTCGACAGCATCGCGGAGGGCGAGCGGCAAGATGCTGAGATCGCCAAGACGAAGGCGCTCGCCGTCGTGCGCAAAGGCGTCTTCGCCGTTGGCGTCGCGGCTGGCACTGCGCTCGCGCTGGAGTGGCGCGCGGCATTCAAGATGATTGTTTCGTTGTTCGGAGGATGACTTGTTGAAGGCACCGTTTCCATGGTTCGGCGGCAAGTCGCGCGTCGCTGATGTCGTGTGGCGCGCGTTCGGCGACGTCCCCAACTACGTCGAGCCGTTCGCTGGCTCGCTCGCCGTGCTGCTCGCGCGGCCCGGTGGGCCTGCCAAGGTCGAGACGGTCAACGACCTGGATTGCTACCTCGCGAACTTCTGGCGGGCGTTGGCGCACGACCCCGAAGGCGTCGCGGCTGCGTGTGACTGGCCGGTCAACGAGGCGGACCTGTCCGCGCGTCACCAGTGGCTCGTCGACCAGGCTGGATTCCGCGAGCGAATGAAGACCGAACCCGACTTCTACGATGTGAAGATCGCAGGCTGGTGGGTGTGGGGTCTGTGCGCGTGGATTGGCTCGGGCTGGTGTAGCGAGAAGAAGTTCCGCGACGGCGACGCAGGTCTAGGCGTCAACCGCAAGCTGCCACACTTGGGCGACGCAGGTCGAGGCGTCAACCGCAAGCTGCCACACTTGGGCGACGCAGGTCGAGGCGTCAACCGCAAGCTGCCACACTTGGGCGACGCAGGTCGAGGCGTCAACCGCAAGCTGCCACACTTGGGCGACGCAGGTCGAGGCGTCA